GGCTGTGACGTTTGCAGTTGCTGTGACGTTTCCAGATCCATCCCATTGGATTAGCCACGCGTTGTCTGCTTTGTTATAGATGCCACCATAGCCATCCGAAGAACGAGCCATGAGCGTGTTGCAGTTTGTGCCAGCAGTATCTTTAAAATTTATTCCAGACCAAGTACCTTTTTCGCCCCTTACAGTCATTGCCCCATAAGTCGCAGATGACCCCCCAGTTGCTGTAAATGTCGTTCCAGACATTGCAATAGTGGTTGCGCTTACTGTGCCACCAGATTGGTTTGTTGCGGTGGTTGCAGTAGCCGCGTTGCCAGTCGTGTTTTGGTTCAGTGTTGGGAACGTGCAGTTTGCAAGGTTGCCAGAAGCGGGTGTGCCAAGGGCAGGGGTTGTCAGTGATGGGCTTGTAGACAGTACAACTGAGCCAGTGCCTGTGGAAGAAGTTACGCCCGTGCCACCATTTGCTACTGGAAGCGTTCCGTCAACATGCGTTGCCAAACCAATCTTGCCCCAACTTGGGTTTGCGCTGACACCACCAGAGATAAGGGCATTGCCAACTGCTACATCCGCGAGTTTGGCAAGCGACGTAGTCGTATCTGCGTAGAGCAAATCTCCCACAGCGTAAGAGGTAAAGCCAGTACCGCCGTAAACAGCACCAATAGCTGTAGCGTTCCAAGTACCAGCAGTAAGAGTACCGACTCCAGTAACGCCCGTATAGCTGCCAGACAACCGAGAAGTGCCAAGCGTACCCGTTGTGATATTTGAAGCATCGGTTGTGTCCGTTGTTGCTGAAGCCGCCAAGCCTGAGACTGCGCCTGATGCTATGGCGATACCTGTATTTGTGACCGATGTAACTTGGCCTTGTGCGTTGGTGACAAAGACTGGGACTGATGATGCTGAGCCATATGTGCCAGCAGTACCGGTGTTGGCAATGTTGAATGTGTAGGATGGAGATTCGCTTAAACCCGTCCCAGCGGTGTAGGTGATGGGGGCGGAAAACTGCTGGAAAACAATCGCTGTTGTGCCAATCGTTATGGGGGGAGCAGTTTGCTGCACCCAAGCTGTGTTTACGTTAGCTGTTCCGCTAGTGACAAGAAAGAAGTCTCCCTCATCAATCTGGTTAACTCCAGTGCCAACAGTGTCAAAGTCGGTTGCACGGGTAAGAATAAAGGGCGCACCCGGCGATGAATTGCCTGCTTGACTGAGCGTGTAAACGCCATTGTGTGCTTGGTTTGCTTGGTTCTTAATTAGAACCCGCTCTCCATTATCCGCAGGAGAAGTGAATGTGTAGCTATCAACTGTTAAAGCGCCGTTACTATTCCCAGTCAGCGTTGCGCCAACACCAGATGTGCCGTTGTTGTATGTACATGCAGGTAACGCTGCGGTAGTTGCATAGGCCACGGCTTCATGAAAATGGATACCCGAGGCAATCGCATCCGCATACGCCTTGTTGACGATGTCTGTGTTGTTGGTTGGCGTTGTTGAAACTGTGCCGGATGTAATATTCGCCGTTGTAATGTTTGCAGTGCTCGCACCCAGTGTGCCAATGTCTAACAAAGTCACAGCAGACCCTGCTGCGTCTAAATACACCGCCCTTTCCGCTGGGTACGTACAAAACACATTTTTTGTTCCAGCGGCAAAATTAACCAAGCTGCCAGAATTGCTGGACTCAAAAACAGTGGTGCGGCTTAACGTTGTGCCCGAAGCTGTGTACGTGCCAATACCTACTTCCCACTCCCCTGTAGTTGGATCAACAATTGCGTAATATGTAGCGTTACCGTCGCCAATAATTGCAAAAGTCTGAAAACCCAAAACAGCGCCACCAAGCGTAAGAGTGCCAGTGCCAGTTGTAGTGGTGCTTTCTTGAACTCTATCTTTGACTACGAGTGCCATTTGGTCAACCTTGCGTTTTGATTACTTGCCATGTGTCGGTCTGCCCGTCATAGACTACTGTCCAGCCGGGGGTTTGAGCAGCATTGATGGTCTGCCATGCTTGTGCTTGAGCTGTCCCAGTCGTAGCCCAAGTCGTTGTTTGTGAGGCGTTGATATTGCCCCAGTCAGCCGTTTGCGCATCGTTGATGATCTCCCAAAGCAGTCTTGCGATGATTTGATCTGCGGCTACCGCACCTTCGGTAATGGTAGCAAAAAGGACTGCGTTTGCAAAGATGGTGTCAATGACTGCGGCGGATTCATTTATCGCGGCGTTGAAGATAGACGGGGCCACCAAAGCACTGTCCACCCCTGTCGTGGATTCAGTGATAAATACTTGAATAGACGCAGTAGAGTCGATCTGGTCAGATGCGGCGGCTGTTTCCGCTACGCTGGAAAATATTACATGCTGGGTGTCGGCAAAGTCAGCCGCTGCCGCCGTCTCCAAAATGGTTGCCAAGAACGCAGCAAAGGCCGAAACAGCGTCCGAAGCTGTTGCAGATTCAGATACATTGACCGCCCAATCCGCAGAAGCCGCCGTAGTATCTGAGGCGGCTGCACTCTCGTCCACACTAGCGGGCATTGTGTTGGTGGCCGTTACAGAATCAGTGGCTACCGCTGATTCGTTCACTATGCTGTTCAGATTGCCCAAGGCTGAAACGGTGTCCGCTCCAGTTGCCAGCTCAGCAATTGCCGCACCGAAGATGGCCGCAATCACAGCTACCGCTTCAGAGGCGGCGGCGGATTCAGAAATTAAAGGAGCAAATGCAGCTTGGGCTGCGACTACTTCTGAGGCAGTGGCGGACTCCGCAATTTCGCCAGTAAGAGACCTTCCCGCGCCGGGTAATGCGGCGAAGGGGGTTTCAGCGAATGCGGATGTTCCAAACACTCATTAAGCAGCGTCGAGGCTGAACGTGTAGGTCACATTCAAAGTGTCGCCGGACACAACTGTGCGGTCACCGGGAGCCTGAAAGTCAGACTCGGAGAACAAAACGCCTGAAGTGCCGCTGGATACGGTAGCCAAAAACGCGCCAGCTACAACGCCGCCAGCACCAGAAATAACGAACTGCGAGGGTGCAGCAGAGTTACTGATAACCGAAGGGTCTGCGGTTGTGGCCGTGCCAAAAGTTACTGCCTTGCGTGAACCAGCATAGTCGGTAAATTCAGTCCATGCTTTGGAGGCCAATGTATCGGCGGCGGCAAAGGTTGTGCCTGAGCCGGGGCCAGTAATCAAGCCAAGGTACAGAAGGGCTGAATAGGTTGCACCCTTGAAGTATTGGGTGTTCATGTCTTGCAAACCCTCGTTCACAACCAAGTTGGGTTCAGAGGTAGACCATTTCAGGTTGCCATCTTTGTCAAAACATTGGACGTGAAACACGCCGCCTGCCCGCGCCCCAGAATCGGCTCCAGTACGAGCGACGAAACCCGCGCTTACGGTGTCTGTTGAAGTTGCTTTTTCGTTAAACATGGTCGCTCCTTATACAAGCCTGATGAGTGCTGATGTGCTGGTGTTGGCAGGCATCGTTACGGTGAAAGTTGAAGTTGAAGTTTTGTCGTTACCAAAGTCCAGAACGCAAACTGCGTCCCCGGTGGTATTGTTGTAGATCAATGCACCGCGAGCAGTGATTACTCCAGTCCAAGCTGGTGCTGCAAACGTGACGTACACAACACTACCAGCCGCCGTCGTAGCAGTAGAAACAGTGGCGGCAATTACTTGCCCGGTAGCCACATAGTCTCCGCCCGAAGCCTCGCCTGTGGATGTGTATCCGGTGGTGGTTTCGTCAAGCGTTGCGGCGTTTGTGTACAGAGCCAGCTTGAAAGCATCAGATGAGAAATTCATCGTGCCGTTCATCAAGGCTGTACGCAGGGTGTTGCAGGAGTAGTTCCCAGTAAAGGCCATCAACGCACTCCGTTATTCTGGGCCAGAGGAGGAACTCTGAACTGGCCGCTTCGGTATGCGTCGCTACGCTCCAGACCATCACCCAGACGTTGCGCCAATGCAAGAGCCTCTTTGTACTTTCCGTCGTACAAAGCAATGATGTCTGTCTCACCCTTCATGAAGGTGTATGCCTCAACCAGTGAGCCGTACAACAGCACGGAGTCAAAGTTGTCGCCCAGCCATGTCTGGCCCGATGCAGCAACGGTGATTGACTCGGGATAGTAGTAATAGTGAAGCTCGACGTTGTAAGTTGTATCAGGTGTTGGGCCAAGAATGAAGCTCAGCTCGTTGGTAATCGCCGGAATAAGCGAGTCAGTTGTAGTTGGGCCAAACAAGGCATAGTACTTGGGGGTGGCAGTATCAGTGGCTTTGGGGTACGCCTGACGGATGAAGTTCACATCCTTGTTCAGCAAAAACTCTTGACCATCCACAGTCTCAACAGCCAACGAATATGTTGCCAAAAAATCTGCTGGGCACGACAAGTATTTGTTGCCGCTTGATGTAACACCCGTCACGTTTTTACGCAACGATGGAAACTGAACCGTGTTGTAGATGCGCTGCTCAGCTTGCGTGATAAAGGTGTTCAACTGCGTCGTTGAAGACACAGTTGCTCCAGTGGCAAGAAACGTATCCGGGAACGTATTCTCGGTGTACGACTGAATTGCAGCGATCAACTCGGTATAGGTCATGCCATCGGGCCCCGGGCCATCAAGCCTTTAGTCGCCGCGCCCGTGCCACGGATTTTGATGCCGCTGGTCTTGGTCTCAGGGTAGTTGCCCTTGCTGATACCGCCAACAGACATGTTCATCTGATTCACGCGAGCAGCGCCAGTCTCTGTCGGAACGACAGGCTTGACTACCTTGCCCTTCATGGTGTGTGGCTCCGCATAGACGCTGGCTGGGCCAACTTCCTTGCCGCCTTTTTTCATGCTGAACTTTGCCATATTAGCCTCCGCGAGCGCCGCCGCGCTGATTCATTGCACGGGCAACATTGCGGCCATACTTGCGCATGGATTCGCCTGTAACGCCACCTTTGGCCATTTTGTGCATACGCTTTTCGTGAGATTTGACCTCTTTGCTGGCGATGCGTTTAACTGCTTTCGTGTCCATATCGACTCCTTATGTCGTCACAACCGTAACTGTACCAAGTTCCACAGTTAAAACCAAATTATTTGGAGTCAATGTGGCATCAAAAAATGAAGAACCTCCTACGGGATTCCACCCCCATTGGAAGATTCGACTCCCCGCCTCGTTGGTACCTGTGCCATCCGGCCCAGTCCCACCGTTCACGTTAATCTGCAACCCACTGTTGCCTGACAAAAGATAGCTTCGATCTGGGCGGGGGTTACGCAAACCTTGAGGGTCATCCACTGGGAACATACCCAGTTGCAATTGGGGTTGGTCAGGGTCCCAGCACTCAGGACATACCAGCAGCTCATAGTTCTTGGTCTTGATGATTTCTTTGCGCAAAACCTTGAGCTTGAACCGCTGGTCGCAACGGTCGCACTGAGCGATTGCCCATTTACCGCTGGCAAACCTATTCCCCATTACACAATTCTCCCTTTGGTCTTACCACGACTGGCAATACCATCGGCTCGGCGGGAGGCGGTCATGCCGCCCTTTTTCATACCTGTGCCAGCCACGCCGGTAGGGTTTGAACTGTCGGCTTTTACATCCCCGGCCATGTCTTCGTAGTCATCTTTGACTGCGGCTTTTTTGGGTTTGTCCTCGCTGGTTGCGGCTTTTGCGCCAGCCCCGGCTGCGGCTGTACCTGCGGCTCTGGCCAATGTTCTGCTCACAGCTCGATCTGCGGCTAGTTCAACGGATTTTTTGGCCGCGCCTTTGGCTTTAGTTGGGGGAGCGGTTATTTTCTTGATGTCGTCCATTAAGCTGGCGTTGCTTTTAAACGAAGGCATTCCGCTCCATTTAGTACCGCTGACCCCAGCACCGCCACCTCCACCGCCGCCTTCAAGCGGTACTAAATCGTCACCGCGTCTTGTTTTGTTCTTAGCCATTATGTACCTCCAATATATTGCTGTCTGGGCACGAACCGGATCGCGGCTTTCTCGTGATCTTCATACGCTGCCAGTTCCCAAGCCTCGTCATACTGGGCCTTCAAAAACTGAAGACGTTCAGCGCCTTGAGGAATCTTGCCCGCAATGTAGTACGACAGCCCAGCCACCATACAAGGCACAAAACGGAAGGGCACGTCCATCACGTTCACACCGCCACCAGCGTCTTGGGTGCGGCGCAGTCGCCAGTACACGAATTGGTACGGCTGCGAATTGTCTGGAGTTGGCCAAACGGTCACGGCTGGCAGGTTTTGAACGGAGACATTCGCCCCAGTCAGGTGGGCTGCTGCTGTGGTGCCATTCTGCCCACGGAAGCAATTATTGAGCGTATTACCGTCGATATAACCATAATTGATGGTTTCTGAGCCTATCTGCACAAAGCCTAAAGCAGGCATACCAGCAGTAGAAGTCACTGTGATTGTGGTGGCGGTAGAGGAAATGCCGCCATTCAACGTGGTAATCGGGGCCGCAGTCTGACCATCCAGCCGCTGTATCCACACCTGAATTGGGCGGGCCTGCTGAAGTTTGTTAGGGAGAGTAGCGTAGGTAGAAACACTAATCCGGGTGATGGTCAAGTCAGCCTGATTGGAAGTGTTGTTGGCTTGCGTGCGGATGACGTGTTCAATCAAGTCCACGGTGTCGTTGGGCAAGGCATACGTGCTTTGTCCGGGAACCAAGTCAATGACCCCCGTCTCAATCGTCCACATGTTGATGCCACGGTTGGCCCACTCAGCGAACATGATGTTGAGGCTACGGCGTGCAGTACGCAGGTCATAGCCCGTGCGCAGCTCACTCCCAGCGCGTTCAAACGCTTCCTCGACGAGTTCAGTCAGGTCGAGGTTGAATGATGTGGAGCCGGAGGTAACTGCCATTATTTTGCCGCCCGCATGTTGTCAATCAGATTTGGGTAAGGGCGACCAGCAGCTTTTGCCGCTGCCTTTGCCCGTGCTTTTTTGGCTGGAGATAACACCTTGTGCTTTTTAGCAGGGTTGGGTTTATCCCAAACTTCCCCGCCTTTGGCGTACTCGGTGAAGTCAGTGTTATCCCGGCGTGCCTTACGTTTGGCCCCGGGCATTTTGGAGGGGCGTACAGCCCCCATGCCACGAGAGGCCATCATTTGATAATCGTCCCACGAGTTTTGCCACGTT